GCGCGATATAGTTCGGAGAAGTGGGGTCTAAAGTAAGGTTGTCAAACCGCTCAATAATCACAACTGCATTATCAGTATCTAGAAGAGAGCGCAAGACAAGCGAGAAGGTTCCGTATTCTGAAGTCGAATTAGATGACTGACGAATCTTCTCTATTGAAACCTTGATGTTCTTCTGCAACCATTCACCGTGCCCTCGTCCAATAAGACGGAACAACTTTTGAGCACTTGGGGCAGAAAACGATGCGTAGGCGCCCAGATCCTGACCAACAAACCATCCTGCGACTGCCTCTTGAGAAGGAATATCAAGCATACGATCGGGACCTAGCGCGCGATCAGAGGCTGCGTATGAGCCGCCGGCTGTAGATCCTGAACCGAGTCCAACAACAATTCCAAAGAGTTGTGAGCCGCCGGTGAGACTTCTTTCGCGAAGTTCTTGCTCGAATGTTTCACCAAGCCAATAGTCTTCATGTGAAGCAGAAGCATAGAATGCCCCTTGGGTGCTAGTTAATTGTGGGTTGGTGTTAAAGCGTTTGCGGGCAAACAGGTCGCTATTATCATCAAAGTTGAAGCTGATAACTTTTGCACCTCCGACGGCGCCGCTAATCTCTACCTTAAATACACCGTTGGTGTCGCTAGCGATCATTGCGCATGAAGAAGTAGCAACGCCGGCGTCGGGGCCGGCCACGGTTCCTGCCAACGCAGCAGAACCACTCTGCAAATACCAAATAGCGGCTAGCTGTCCACCGTTAGAACCAGTGAAAAAGCGGTGGGCTTGGGTGCCGGCAGAACTTGAAGGGAACACGAAAAGCCCATAAGAACCGCCGCCAGTAGTAGCACTATTTTTAGGTACACCGGTGGTTCCCCAGCCTGCGCGGCCGGTTGAGCCGTTGTTGGTTGCAGTCTGTTGTCCGAGAAGTCGAACATATGTTACGGGAGCTACGTTTGCGCGCATAAATGCCTTGGCTGCGTATGTTCCGTACATAGGTGATTGGTAGTTTCCATCACGGTAGATGTCACCGCCGGCGTTACCAGCAACAGTATCTCCAAACATGTTGACAAAATCTGAATAAGATTCAACCGTAACTGGCTGCATCGCAAGCCCGCGAGTTGAGCGCCCGATAATAACGGGTCCCTGTGCTGTTGGCGACTGGGGGATGAAAGAATTATCAATTTCATTGATAAACACCCCAGGAGATACAAACTTAAAGCTTTTTACTGACATATTGTGGTTCCTCTTTTGAAAAGCAAGCATATTCGATGCCTAATCATACTTTAAATAGTATTTTCATTTCCAAAAGGATAGGCAAGTTTTGATATTCCACTTCCTGAACTAATCTTTGTCCCATAGGTTATAGTTTCCTGCTGGGACTACTGATTCTTGTGGAAATTGGTATTCGACTGTGTTCTCGTCGATTCGGATGATTGGGCGATCGTCATTGGTGCCTTCACCGATCAAATATCCCAAAATATTTATGGTAATCTCGGTAGTAAATTGGCGTTCGTCGTCCCCAAGAGAGGCTACATTATTGTTGTGAGCAAAGCTTTGCTGAACAAAAGCCTCGTAACGATGATTATTCCGCTGTAAAATAAAGGAATTGATCTGTCCGGGTCTTGCGATGAATGGCGCGATAAGATCATTCATTTGCTGCTGGTACTCTGTCTTAATGCTGATCTTATAGTCAACGCTTATATAAATCGGAATCGGTATAGACAGAGTTTGTATTACTACCTTCTTATTTACTCTCGGATAATAGCGTTGATCTGTCCCGCCGGTGTTAGTTCTTGTCCCCGCTGCTACCGCAAAGTTGCGAGTCTTATCAGGAACTATTCTTTGTGCGATCACGAACCTACCGGCTCTGCCGTTCTTGTCGGGGGAGTAGATTTGTGCCTGGAAAGAGCCCTTTCGTCCTGGATCTTTGGAGATGGCAGTTCTCTCTACACTAAGTACAGGCAGTGTGATATTCTTGCCGTCTCTCAACTCTTTGGAGTGCTTAACTTGAAACGATCTCTCTGGTACCTGCCATAGAACTGGGACTTTCTTAAATCCCTCATTTGTAACAGTAGATAGATCCAGGTCTTCTTTGAGCCAAGACACCAAGGACCGGTCTATGTCTTCTATGGTAGAAGCCAGCATTCCTATCTCTTCTAAATGGTATTCTCCAGCGCCGGTGGGGAGCATGGCGAAATCAAAATCATCAGGTAGCATCGAATAGCCCCTTTCTAGCGCGTTTGCAAGTTGCCACTACTTCGAAAGTGTGTCCAACTTGTCCAAATAACTTTCGAGGTTCTTCTATCTTGGTCATCTCGTAATATGTATCGCCATATAAAACAAAATCGCCTTCGCGAACAAACAAGTCTTGATCTTCTGTGAGTCTTCTGTGATGGAAGTAAACTGTAATCACACTACTGTGGTCGACTCCAACATCGTTCATATAAGTTGTACCTTCTTCGTCAAACTTAACAAGAGCATATACGCGAACAGGGGGTAGGAACGTTTTTTCGACTGCTTCTCCATATAGGTCATGAAATTTAGTGAGCGCTAAATCGATGGGATAGTAAAGAATCTGTTGGCCAATAACCTTCTCTACTAATTCATCATTGACCTGTTTAACCAGATCTCGCTCTTTCTTACCTAGAAATAAAGGCGGTGGTGGGGCGGCAGGTCTTTTCCATTCATTAGACATCCCTTATCACCCTACAAAGATTGGCAGCGGCGTGACCTTCAAGACATTTGTGGCTGCATCGGTGATTTCTTGATCTTGCTTGGCAAGCGCAACGTATTCAGTCTCTTTAAGCATCTCTGCTAGCTTATCTTTTAGCTGCTGTTGCTCTTCTTTGGCTTGCGAGAGGAGTTCGCTGTGATTCAGCGTCACACTTTCGCCTGGAATTGGGATAGTTGTGAATTTGCCCCGAATTTGACCCAGCATCTCCTTGCAGAGAGCTAATGAATACTTTCGAATCCACTGCTTGCCCATCGAGTTGATGCTTTGAAAAGGGAGATTATCAAAAGGCAACGTGTTGAGGTTGTTGACGCCTTCAATACCGCTATCGATCACTCCGTCCATTTCATATGGGCTCAAATCCACATAGAATTTAACCCAAAACTTGTCGTCTTCGCTTGTAAAGCCATAATCGCTTGGAGTAGGGTATAAACGAAGCTTGTTGTTGATTAATTCGAAGGAAAAGTGTGATGTGCGAGTAAAGATGTTGTCTTCATAAGCCATGGCTTGCATCTTATTCTGCCACGTAGGTATCACTTCAAACGTCGAATCGTCTGAAAACTGACCGTATGTCGACATATTGCCTACTACATTGAGCCCGCCGTAATAGCCATAGAATCTCCACATGGCGCGCGGTGTGATATAATAAACTTTAGTAATAATAACACGCTTGTTTCCAACCTTGCCGGCAAACGGAACAACATTGCCAGTATCATCGGTGCCAGTGGCAGAAGATGCTGAAATGATATTCTGGAGATCGTAATCTTGCACATTTCTAACTGGCGTAAATGAAGCCGAGTATTGTGGGATTGTACCGCCCATTCCTCCAGCAGCGGCTGCAGCGTCTCCGACTCTTCGAGAATAGCCTAGGGAGTACCGGGGGTATTTAAGATTTGAGCCTGATGGTCCGGTAAGAATATCACCTTTATGATCGAAAGAGGCAGTAGCAGAGCCGAGTACATTTGAGAGTACATTCTTACCTTGATGCAAGTTAACAATATAGGAATATTCCAATACTGCTTCTTGATACGCCGCATAGACATTGTTAGCCGTTAACTCAATATCAACAACATCACCACCAAGCTTCTTATAGACATAAGCTACTTGGTCTGATGCTCCGCTAATAAAGGCGGCAGAGCCCGTATAGTTATCAAAAGGCAACGAACCCGTAACTAGAGCAGTGCTCCCCGTTGAGGTTAATACTATTGCGCTAGTTTGCGATACTGGGCTTAAATTTGTCGGCATGCATGCGTACTCCTACTACATAAATAGTGAGGCTGAAAGCAAATCAACAATAGAGAGTGTTATTTCTTCTCTTCTTTTGAAGATGCTTTCTTTGAACGCCTAGCAGGTGCTGGGGCGGCTCTGTGAGCCGGCTTCTTGAGCTTTTTTGGTACAGGTGCAGCTTCAACCACTTCCTCGACTACAGGCGGGACACTGACCACCTCTTTAACCGCGGGTTTGGGTGCAGGTGCTGCTTGGGCTCTTTTGCGGGTTTTAAGCCACAATCGTCGTCTGGGGTTCATAATGATACTCCTTATATTAAATCATTACAATAAGTAGTTTTAAAAAACGGAAATCTCAAAAATTGGCGGCAGTATTTTTTGGAGGACTCGGCATTTACATAAAAGAAAACCCCCACCGGAACTAACCGATGGGGGCTTAACTTTATTGCGCTATGCGCCTATTGGCTATGCGCCAGACTCACCTAGAAGTCCACGGACGACAACGAGGCCGTACATATCTGGACGAACCATCTTCTTGGCATAACGAGTCATCACGCCCTTGCGAGGCACGAAGTCTTCTGGTCCAAAGATAGTGGGAGTGGTCTGTAGTGGCACATAAGGTGCGTATACATAACCAGACTCAAGGAACGAGCCACCACGGCGGCCGACGAGAACGACGTTGCGGAGGAAGTAAGGATCGACAATAACGTCGAACTTCTTGCTCAGCGAGCCGGTCTTAACGGCACCAACGGTTCCCTTCTCATCATCTGCGGTAACAGATGCGCGGAAGCCGGCAGTAAACTCAAGGATGTTGGCAACTTCAGGTCCGCAGACGATAAAGTTAGCACCACCACGTAGAGTCTTACGGTGGATCTGTGCGGAGACATCATTGATAGTCTCTGCAAGAGTCTCATACCACTCACTC